TTGATGCAGCGTTAGAAGCTGAAGGTTTTAAAAATGGTGAAGACTATGAGGTTATGTTGGTACCTAACATTGTAGACATTAGTTATGGTCGTGGAGTGGGATACACGTTCACACAACACGACCTAGGAGAAGAGATACACAACATTAGCGCTACTAAAATTAGAGCTCAATTAAGAGCAGAAGGCAAGTTAGATTAATGAAATTTGAGTGTGTTACATCTATGAACAGATCCTATTATAATCAAATAGGATATAAAATGTTATCAAGCTGGATGGATAGATGGCCAAAAAATATTAATTTAAAAATCTATCATGAAGATAATCTTAATGTAGGTGCTGCAGGTAATGTAGAGTTTAAACCTTTATTCATGCATGAACCTGGTTGTAAAGCGTTTGTTGATCGACATAAGAATAGACCAGATCAGCAAAACTCTTTAGAGCTTCATAAAGGTGCTGTTCGGTTTGCATATAAAACGTTTAGTATTTTACATGCCGCTGTAACTTCTGATGCTGATTATCTTATCTGGATAGATGCTGACACATTTACTCATACAGATGTAACACACAAATTTCTTAGTTCATTAGTAGAACCTGAAAAATATTTAACTTATCTTGGTAGAGAAAACAACTATAGTGAGTGTGGATTCGTAATCTATAATCTCAATCACCCAGCTAATATTCCGTTTATGAATGTATGGAGACATCTATACGAAAACGATGAAGTGTTTCAGTTAGAGCAATGGCATGATTCGTTTGTTTTTGATAAGATTAGAAAAACATATGAGAAAGACGGTATCATAGAAAACATTAATCTCTCACCTTGGGGGAAAGATTATGACCATGTATTCATTAATAGCGTACTAGGAGAATACATGGATCATATGAAAGGACCCCGTAAAAACGAGGGAAAATCACGTAAACAAGACTTATTCTTATCTAAAGATAATGAATATTGGCACTAACTCATTGATTTTCTTGAGAAAAATAATAGTTGCACTTAGTTGCTAGAGTTCATATAATATATGTGTTATCTGAGGAGATATGCATATGAACTGTGTAGAAGTGATTGGTGGTAAGAAAGACCGTAAAGAGTTAGCTCAGCGAGTAATCGCATGGTATCTTGATACAGTAATGCCTCGCATGAAAACGCTAGACATTACTGTAAATCTCACTAAATGTATGGAAAAAGGTGCATACGGTTACTGTATGGTGGGTGAAAATAATCGTGAATTTGAGATCGAAATTATAAGAACCTTCGTCTATATGATTTTGTTTCTACTCTTTGCCACGAGCTTACTCATCTTAAGCAATATGCTCGTGGTGAGATGAAGCAGTTAGATGATGGACGTACTCGTTGGAAGAAAGTAATTTACTCTGAAAATACTTCATATGAAGATTCTCCGTGGGAGAAAGAAGCTTTCAGAGTTGAAAAGCAATTAGCAATGCAATGTTTTGAAGAGGTATTATGACTACAAAACTAACACTAGTAAAGAATGAACCTGAAGCTGATGATGTTGGTTTTAGTTTAGGTTCAGATAGCTCAGGCAAAACCGTAGATGAGCTTTCAAAGAACGCTATGGGTGGGACTGAATTAATGAAGTATGGTCTATATGATAGACTTGATCCTTCTATTAGAGATAAAGTACAAATTATCTGTTCGCGTGTGCGTGAAGTAGATGAAGATCGTCCTAGCGTACTCTGGCTTCATGACTTGTTTAACGACCCAGAAGCAGTTCATCTTAAAGATGAAGAAAGTAGAAAACGATTTGACAAGTTAGTATTTGTTTCTAACTGGCAATGGAATCAGTATAATCTAGCTATGGGTATTCCTCATAGTGAAGCATTGGTTCTACGTAATGCGATTGAACCTATTGAAGCGCATGAAAAACCTAACGATGGTAAGATTCGACTGATCTATCATACTACACCTCATCGCGGATTAGAGATTCTAGTGCCTGTAGTAGAACATCTAGTTAAATTCTTTCCTGAGATTCATCTAGATGTTTATTCAAGTTTTAAAGCGTATGGCTGGCCTCAACGTGATGAACCCTATGAAGCTTTATTTGACCGTATTAGATAACATCCTAATATGACTTATCATGGATATCAGTCTAATGATAAAGTACGTGAGGCATTAAAACGAGCCGATATTTTTGCTTACCCTAGTATTTGGCAAGAGACATCGTGTATTGCTGCTATTGAAGCGATGAGTGCTGCTTGTGCTGTTGTATGTCCTAACTATGCTGCATTACCAGAAACAACAGGTAATTTTGCATTTACATATCAGTTTCATGAAGATATTCAAGAACATGCTAATATCTTTGCTAATGTTCTCGGAAAAGTAATTGAACTATATAAGAATGATGAAGAGAAGACAAGAGCGAGATTACAGTTTCAGAAAATGTGGACAGATAATTTCTATTCTTGGCAAAACCGTGTAGGTGAATGGGAAGGATTAATCCGTGGCGTCCTCGCAAGTAAAGAAGATTCGAAAGAAGCGTAAACCAATGACTCCGGAGCAGCGTGCAGCTGCTGCGGAGCGTCTAGCTGCAGCTCGTGAAAAGAAGCTGAAAATTAACCCACCAAAAAATAGTGCTATACATCCAAATGTCAGAGCACTTCCTGATGATGATCCATTAAGTCTAAAAAATGTACGGGAATGGATTAAAACTCAAAAAGATCTGCGTTCATCATATCAAAAACAAGTCAGAGCTAATACTAAAGGTGCATTAGCTAAATTTTATCAATGTGATGGATATGTTAAGAATATGGAAAACTACTTACGTAATGGTGAGTGGATGGATTTATTCTATGGTGAACATCAACATAACAAAATGAAAATGAAATGCGTAGCTCTTGCTTATCATCATACAGGCAAGTACGCAGGATGGGTTAAAAGATCAGTTGGTGTTTATTATCCTGATTTAGGTTGTCAGTGGACAATAGATATGGATCGAGAATACTATAAATAACTACATGGCTAATAATGTTCTTCAGTTTCCTAAAGGTAGTATAAAGCAGACTAAACCTGCTAATACTCATGATCCAGCTGAAGATTCTAAACGTATGAAAGAGAATAAGATGGTCTTTGTAGATCGTCTTACAGATCATTATGGCTTACAATTAATTAATAAGCTTGCTATGCATGGTTTTGATGTAGATAACGACAAGTTTATGTATGACTATATCTTTACTATGGAAACATTAAGAGCTTGTTTGTTACGTAATATTGGTGTTTCTCATCCATTACAAAAACTTAGCGACAAATCAGAAGATTTAATTGCTGATAGCGAATTTGATATAGAAGAAGATGAATAAAACAGTTGCACTCTGTATAATTATATGATACAATATATGATGAATAAATTGAAACTGGAGAAAAATAGTGCTACTTGTAGACTTCAACCAAGTCGTCATAAGTAACTTTATGACGCAAGTTGGTAATCATACCAACATTCCTCTTGATGAGGGTTTACTTCGACATATGATCTTAAATACTATCCGTCTTAACCGTAATAAGTTTGCGGATAAGTATGGTGAGATGGTTATTTGTTGTGATAGTAAAAAGTATTGGAGACGCGATGTCTTTCCTTACTACAAAGCTAGTCGTAAAAAAGATAGAGAAGCTTCTGGTGTAGACTGGAATACTATGTTTAATACTCTATCTACTGTACGTCAAGAGCTCATTGATAACTTTCCTTATAAAACTCTTATGATTGAAGGTGCTGAGGCTGATGATATCATTGGTACTATAGTGCATAAGTATAATCAGTATGAGAAAGAGATTCTAATCTTATCTAGTGATAAAGACTTTATGCAACTTCAAGTATATGATAATGTAAAGCAATATAGTCCTGTACATAAGAAGTTTATTCGTACAGCTGATGCAGAGCTTTATCTGAAAGAGCATATTATTAAAGGCGACAGAGGTGATGGTATTCCTAACATATCTTCGCCTGACTCAGTCTTTGTTACAGGTGGTCGTCAGAAACCTATGCGTAAGAAGTTAATTGAACAGATTGCTAATACCAATGTATTTACCGCTGGAGATGTTAGTGAAGAGATTAAACGTAACTTTGCTCGTAATAAACAGCTTGTAGATCTATCTGAGACACCTAAAGAGTTGCAAGATGAGATTGTTAGCGCTTATACTAACTATGAAGTAAAAGATCGCAGCGGTCTGTTTAATTATTTTGTAAACAATAAATTGAAAAACCTTATGGAAAACTTGAGTGAGTTCTAATGAATTTAAGCATACACGAACAATTTAAAGATGTAGAAAAGCAAAAGACAAAAAAAGAAAAGCTTGCTAAACTACAACAATATTTACAAGAATCTAGAGCAATGGCTATTATTCTAGATTTAACGTTTAATTCTAAGATTAAATGGTTGTTACCTCCAGGTTCTCCACCATATAATCCTACTGATCACATCGATAGTCAAAACGTACTTAAAAATGAAGCACGTAAATTACAATACTTTATAAATACTCGTGAAGGTCTCGCTATGAAACCTTTACGTCGTGAAACTATGTTTATTGAGTTACTTGAATCAGTAGACAAGCACGATGCTAAGCTTTTAATCTCGATTAAGGACGGGAAGTTACCCTACAATGGTATCACAAAGAAATTGGTCCAAGAAGCAATCCCAGACCAAACACAAAACTGGTAAAACATATCGTCGTAAAAATTGGAACGACGATTACGGTGATAATACAATTGAAAGTGTTAGTAAAAAGCAAATTCTTTCTGAGCGAAAGAGACGCTTTAAGCAAAACATAAAGCGAGCAATACAAGATGGTAACTACGACGACATCGAGGGCTTCGAATAGAGCATTTATTATAGGTAATGGTGCTTCTCGAGAAGGCTTCGATTTAGAACAGCTACGTCCATACGGTGAAATATATGGATGTAACGCTCTCTATCGTGATTTTGAACCTGACTGGCTAATAGCTATTGATCAGGCTATTACAGAAGAGATTCAAGAGAGCGATTTTCCTAAAGAAAAATTTATTCATCCTATTATGGAAGAACAGTTTGAGCATCCAGAGTTCAACCCGTTTACTAGATTGCGCTCTAATGCAGGTATGAATGCTATGATAGAAGCGCTTAGGCGAGGTAAACGAGAACTTATTTGTTTAGGCTTTGATTTCATTATCAACGATGATCTATCAGTTAGTAACTTATATGATGGAACTAATGCTTATGGTCCTGAAACACGCACAGCTGTTCATGATAATCTAAGAAGAGTTAAATATCTAGATTGGTTCGCTACAAAAAATAATGTAGCTCAGTTTAGAATGATTTTACCTCGAACAAAAAATCTTAAAGTTCATAAAATGAATTCGACAAATATACGTGGAATGTTTATTAACGAACTCATGTCTTACCTAAATAAAAATGTCTGATATGGAGAATTGATGCCTAGATATACTTTCCAAGACAATCAAACTGGCGAAACCTGGGATGAAATATGTTCCTGGGATGATCGCTGCGCTTTCCTCGAAGACAATCCACATATTAAAACTATAATTAATGGTGCACCTTCTATTGTAGGTGGTCGTTATACTAGTGGCATCAAGAATGATGATGGATGGAATGAAAATTTGTCTCGAATTGCTGAAGCACACCCTGGTAGTGCCTTAGCAGCTCAACATGGCCCTAAAGACTCTAAAACAGTGAAAACGAGACAAGCTGTAGAAAAATGGAGGAAGCAGACTGGTAAAACATAACTCACGAGAGGTACTATTATGGCCATTGCTGTTGAACTTATCGAACAAGAATTTGAAAGAGATATAGAAAAAGCAATTACTAGAGCACAGAGAAAAAAATTAAGAAAACAAAAGTACCAGCAGAAAAAGCAATTGATAGATATAACGACTGTTGATCCGCGCACCGAAAATCAAGCAAAAGTATTTGATGCATTTGATGAAGGTGATAATTTACTACTACACGGCGTTGCAGGAACAGGTAAGACGTTCGTGTCACTTTATCTCGCATTAGATGATGTGTTTAATGGTGATGATATGAAGAGATCAGTTACAATTATTAGATCAGTTGTTCCTACCCGTGATATGGGTTTTTTACCAGGCAAGGAGACAGAAAAGACAGCTGTATACGAACAACCATACCAAGCTATTTGTAGAGAGTTAACTAATAGAGGTGATGGATATGATGTTCTTAAACAGCGAGGTGTAATTAAATTTACAACAACCTCATACATTAGAGGTTTAACACTAGATAATACTATTGTAGTTGTAGACGAGTGTCAGAATATGACATTCCATGAACTAGATAGTATTATTACAAGAGTTGGCGAAAATACTAGAATTATCTTCTGTGGTGATTTTAGACAAACTGACTTGAATAAACCGTACGACCAATCTGGAATAAAAGAGTTTATGAACATTCTAAGACGAATGAATGGATTTAACTCTGTTGAATTTGATTATGATGATATTGTGAGATCAGGCTTGGTTAAAGATTATATAATGGCTAAAGATAAGATTAATGATATTTACTCACGTAAAACCGCCTGAGCTTCAAGAACTAGAAACAGAAACTAAAGACGGAAAGAGATTTTATGTTACACCGGAGGGTAAAAAATACCCTTCGGTTACTACTGTTTCATCTTTTCACTCAGCTAAAGATATTCAAAGATGGCGAAAGAGAGTTGGAGAAGAGACTGCAAATAAAATCTCA